AAGGTAGCAACAGTAATAGATACTACTTGGATATATATGAGAGGACAACCTATGGAAATAGCAAAAGTTCAATGGGATAATGGTAAAAAAATGAATATTAATAGTAGACATTATAAAAATTGGACAGTTATAGGTGAAGAAGAATGAGATTACCACAAATAACTTCGGGATTATGTGAGATATGTTTTCAACCTAAAGAAAGTATGATTCATAATCTTGAAGGTGATGGTAAATCATATTGTTTACCGTGTTTAAGTAGAGCAATAAGTTATTATAAATTTCATGTAAAAATAGGAGAGGATTTATAATTAACTATGACTATCTTTTAAATATTATGTGGGATGACTTAGTACCGGATAATATTTTTAAAGAAGGAGATATAATTACCTATGCTACTGATATAGGTATATTCTTAGAAGCAGAAATGGTTAAAGTGACCTGCCCATGCTGCTTAGAATCCTTCATAGGTAATAAAAAAGAAGCAGGTCTATTTTTACTAGGTCATGAAAAGTATCATGAACATGTAGAAGAACAAGCCGAAAATTACGGTGGTGTATAAGTGTATACAAAAGATGAATTGAAAGGAATTTTAATGTGTTTAGGAAAACCATTTACCGCTATTTATGGCGGAGAAGGAAAAACGATAATTAGGACGCAAATTATAGTTAGAGGAAAAGAAGATTTTTTACAGGCGTTAGCAACTACGTTAACTCAACATGAAGTTGATTCAAATATACAAAGAACTAATAATGGGTATAATGTATTAGCAATAACTAAAAGAGATTCTCTATATAAATTATTAGACTTATGGGAAACAATACCAAACGTTTTCCCTAAAGGTAATCAACATCATTGGAAATTATTAAAAGATTTCTTAGATGAAGTTAGAAAGGATATTCATAAGAGTGAAGATGGTATCGAAGAATTAAAATGGTTGATTAGAAATGCTAAAGAAGAATAATCCAAAAACTATAATAAGTATGATAAGTAAATCAGTAATGGATAGCGAGGGTAAAGGCAAAAAATATACAGGCTATCGCGCCGAACCCCCTATCCACACTTTATTTTAAGGAGTTGATTTAATTAAAATTAACATAACTAAAAATAAAGGAATTGATTTTAATAAATGGGTAGGTTATATACCCAAAGAATATTTTAAAAAAATAAGATATAAAGTTTGGAGAGATTATTATAATGATAATTTAACCCCATACGAAGCCTGTATGAAAGAAGGGATTAAATGGGCAGAAGACAACATTCAGAAAGATATATAGATTTAATTATGGAAGATGGGCAAGAAAGAACGGCAAGACAAGTACTTGACGCTATTATGAATAAATGGTTTGATACAGGTAATAGGTCTACTATCTATGTTCCTGAACATAGAAAAATTTGCCATTATCTAAAAGCAAACAAAAAATATCTAGCGGTGCGTAAGAGCCGTTATGGTATAGTGTATAGACTATCAGTTGGTGAAGAAGAATAAGTATAACAAACTGTAAGTAAATACAGAATAGTCTATAACAATATGTTATAGATTATCACTAATATGTGAGTGGTGCAGTTTAAGTGCCTCCGCATCTTAGTAAAAACAAGTGACGAGTCCATCTCGTCTTAAATATAAGGGAGTGAAAAAATGCAGGAAAGAATTTTAGAAGAACTAAAAGCATTAGGAAATAGAGTTAGTATGAAAGAAGAAGAAATCGTAGCAAAATACAATGAAATTGCTACACAAAATGGATTAGACATGGAGCAACCACGTTCTAGTATGATTGCGTTAACATTAACACGCAATTTTGTACGTGGTCTAATGCGTGGAAAATCATCAACAAACAAAAGCACATTTGGTAATAGTGGGTTTGGATTCTTTGTAGGAATCGAACAGGCTAGAGATGTGCAAGAATGGAGAAGGCGTAATATCATGTCTCGATATAATGCCGATTCAAATGATGTATTTAATAACGGCGATATTGCTGAAATTAGAGAAGTCGCAGATGATGTATATGAAAAGTCACAAATGGTAAATGGTGAAGTTGAAACAAAGAACATTCCATCAGTACCAAATGCTGCTATGGAAGTAGTAAAAGGTGACGATGTAAATACATGGATTGTACCACTAGATAATGTTAAAGCATTTAGTAGTGGTGATGTAAATAAGAGATATGGTAAGCCATTACCAGCAGAAGAATACAGACTACGTGCTCATTTTATTGGGCGTAAAGAAGATGGAGAATTTCAGTATTGGACTCTTGGATTAAAGAATGATGATGCAAAGAATTTTTCATGTGATACATTCCGATGGGTTCACCTATTCGGATTATTTAATGAAGATAGAGATGCAGTATATGGTATTCGTGGTAAGACTTTAGATAGTCTAACTTATAATGATGTAATGGACCCAAATGGAGATGAATTTGTAGATTCAGCCGGTCTATCAATGGAGGATTTATTGGTAGAACATATGGGTGGATATATTGCAGATTTGTTTGAAATTGAAAATTATCATGACTCAATTAGAAATGAACCGGGAATGAAATTAGTAGTTACAGATGGTATTGTTAGCAGTATGAATCTAACTCCTAATGAAAAGACTGGTAATAGAACAATGTGGGTAGAACCTGCTGATGCAAATTATGGATTTGAAAGTGAAGATGTTCCAGACTCTACACCAGTTTGGATTCCATCTTATCTATCCATTGATTTTGGTGTTGGTTCCGATGTAATTATTGTTGGTAGAACTAACCAAACTCAAAGAAAGGATGAAAACGGAAATGTACTAGAAGATGAATGGAACCCAGTTTCAATTAATCTTTATGGTGTATATCCTCGTGTTGCTCTAGGTAACGCAGAAGTACCAGAAATTGATAGCGAAGAAAACGATATTGATTACTGGTGATAATAAACAAGGTGAAAAAAATGATTGTAAAATTAAATCAGTTAGTAGTTGATTTTGGACAAGTGGAAAGTTTAGAATGGAAAGAGTTAGATGATGAGAAAGGACAATTCTCACTTCGACTACATACATCAAGTGGTAAAATGTATACCCGTCAGGTCAGTAAATTAGACTTAGATACTATTAAGGAACAATATGAACAACATCATAGGTTGGTGGAATAATGGGTATTGGTTCTAAAAGTGGTAAAGCGGCAGGTACTGTTTTACAACAAGCAAATAATAACTTAAATGAAAGTGCGTTTAAGGCCGCAAAAATGCGAGCCATGAATCAGCGTAGAAATTTATTAGAACAAGAACAAGCACATCTAATTTGTGGAGTTAGTGGAAATCCCGGTGACGGTAAAACAGGTTTATGTCTTGATTGCAGAACTGATGAAGAACTTGATACGCACTGGATATTTGTATTAGATTACGATGAAGGTGCTGAACCAACATGGAGGCAACATTGGTCTAGTGATGAAAAGGTAGTTATTTTCAATCCTTATGTATATAATGAGGATATGACTATTGATTATCTAAAGACCGCAGATATGTCTCGATACTTCATGGCTATGGTTAATGAAGCAATTGAAACAGGTAAAATCGAATATGAAGATGAGGTTGTTGAAGTAGAAGCAGTTAAGGCTATTATCTTTGATGGGCTTGATTCATGGTTAGATACAACAAATATGATTGCTAGACTTAATCATATTAAGGGTGGTGACCCAAGACAGGCTGATAAAGTCAAGATGGTTCCTACTCAATGGTATGCAAGAAATGAAGAATATAAAAGATTATTTAATGCGGCTTTACAACTTAGATGCAATAAATTCTTTATTACTCATATGAAAGAAGTTCATGATGGGTTTGAGATTGTTGGTACAAAGCCGGATTGGGAGAAATCTACAACTGCAAAGTTATATCAATATGTTCAAATGAGCCGTGAAGAACGCGGTAAATCTTTGAAACTATGGGCTACTGTAAAGAAGTCTAAAACAAATGCAGAAAATGTAGGACAAAAATTCTTAGTTATGGAAAACGATGGAGGTAAAGTTACATGGTATGGCCTCCCACAAGTTAAAGACGGAACTCTTTAATTTGTATAGACCTAAGCAAGTCATAAAACTGCTTAACCCTTCGGGTGATATAATGGTACGAGTGAAAGCAAGTGATTTGAAAAAAGGTATAAATACCGTATTATGTAAAGGAAAATGGGCGATTGGACAAGGAATAAAAAATCATTCATTAGGTAATGAGATTTTATTAAGTTGTAGCAATAATAACTTAAATGTAAATAATGCTAATAACGGAACTTTTGTTTGGTATAAGATGGCCGCAACAGGAGATACTATTCCTAGAGTAACAGTAGAAGCAGATAAACTTCTAAAGTATATTAATAATGGAGCAGTTATCTCATTAGATTATTCAGAAGAAAATAATCTATTAACTATTACCCGTGATACGGGGGCATCGGCTACTATACCAACATTAGACCGACACCCTCATGTAGATGCTATATTAAGAGTTAGTAAAACACTACATGATAATTTTGAAACAAAAGATGGAATGAAAATTAGTGATAAAACAACACTAACTTCTATAATAGAATTAGATTCCAAGAAGTTTTTAGAGGCAACAAAACTATGTGAAAGTGTAGGTAGCGGCATCTATAAATTAAATATAGGAGAAAACAAATTAACAATTAGTTCAGAAAAAGATAGAGAAATATACAGTGAAGCAATTACAGTAGAAGAAGATAAACAATGTAATTCTGCTACTACACAGTACACTGGACCATTTCATAAATTTTTGAAAGGAACACTTAAGATAGCAACAAATGATGATAAACCAATATTATTTAAAACAAGTAATATTGTTATATTAAGAGCACCGAGGTTAGACGCATGAATTTATTAGATTTTATAAAACCGTTACAGAATGAATTGAGACAGTTATTGAATATGGGCGGCTATTCTTCTATTGAAGAATATATGTCGATAAAAGAAATTAAGGTAGAAACGAATGAAGAAAAAATTGCATTCATATTAGGTCAAATGGCCGTAATTGAAGGCATACTACAAACACTAATTTTAGAAGAAGAGAATGAAGAGTTATTAGTGGGAGAGGAAGAATAATGGGCGAATATTGTAATTTATGTGCAGATAGATTTAACACACTTAGAAATAAATCAGTAATACAAGGTATTCCTATTTGTGGTAGTTGTAGTAAACTAGAAGAAAAACTAATAGAAATATTGGGAACAGATAAATTAGAAGATTACATAACATTTTCTGAATTAATTGTTTATTGCGATATGTTAAGAAACGATATGGCGGCAGAAGAAAAAGATATACCGTTTAATGAATATCTAAGTATAGTGAGGAATTAATATGAAGGATAATAGAGAAGTAAGAGAAATGATGAGGGAAGCAAAAAGATTAAGAGATGAATGGGAAGCATATTTATTAGAGATGAAAGAACATAATAGTTCAAATCCTGATAATAGATACCCAAGAACAGATATTGCAGAAGCAGTTAGAAACTATAATGCTTTACGTGGTGTTGTTAAATCTTTACAATGGGTAATTGGAATGCCGGGAGTTGAAGACCCACTATGGTAAAAAAATCATTAAAATGGACAATTGAATTAGAAAGAGTACCTATTGATTTTTCTAAACCTATATTTTTTAGATATGATGGTAAAGATTATGAATGCTTATACATGGGTAGTTATCTATCTAAAGAAAAAGCACACCATATTATATTAAGAAATAAAGCAGCAAAGGGTAAAACCTTTCCTACTATTAGGGTAGTAGAAACATACGACAGTTGGGGTATTGGGATTTCCTCTCCTGTTATGCAAGTATATAATCCCGACACAATAAAAGAAGATGATATATATGATAATTACAGAAGTAAGAGACAAAGTAAGGTTAAGATGGCGCGGGAAGAAGAATGAACGTCTCGCTAGAACAATAGAAGATTATGGACACTACTTTTATATTAGTGTAAATGATTTTAGTAAAACAAAAGAAAGATATTCTTATAATTTTTATGGTAATAAAAGAACTGTAAGACCAACGTATGATGTTACACAAGAATATAACATAGATAAAGAAGAACTTATCAAAGTTAGTTTGAATAGTAAAATGGAAACATATTGGTTAAAGGATATATTTCATAGTGAAGGTATTAAAACATACGAAGCAGATATTTCTTTAGCGAGAAAGTATTGTGTAGATAGATTAAATAATATACAAGAATATAATCTAAGAAAATGGTATGTTGATATTGAAACAGCAGTTGATGGTAGACATGATAAGAAAATTAATGCTATTACTGTATATGATAACTTTAATGAAAAGTATACAGTTTACACATGGTTTCCGGAATCAAAAGAATTAGAAAGTAATTGGTTAAAAGATAACATAGATTTAGTTGTATGTGATAATGAAAGAGACCTATTACTTAGATTCACTATGGACCTAGAAACACAAGACCCGGATATGATAATCGGTTGGTATATATTAGGTTTTGATATTCCTACTATAATTAAAAATATGTGCGCTCAAAATATTAATGCTAAAAGATTAAGCCCATATAATGACGTAACTGGAGTATATACAGATTTATCTAAAATGCCTAGAGTAGACTATAATAATACTACCCAACCTATTAAGGGTAGAATAAGTTATTGTCTAATGACTAGATTTGAAAGATTATGGTTAGATTCTCAAAAGGGAACATTACCATCTTTATCTCTTGAGTATTGTTCTAAAGCATTACTAGGTGAAGATGCAGGTGGTAAAGTTAAGAAGTCAAAGTTTGAAGGGGATGAGTTTTTCCGTAGAGCGTGGCTTGAAGATACAGATGTATTTCTTGAGTATAACTATGTTGACGTTAAACTAATGGTAGAAATGGATGAGAAAATGCGTATCAGTGAAAATGATTTAGCACTACAAAGATTGCTAATTTGTCCGTTTGAATGTGTATTTTATAATAGTCAAATGGGTGCATCATATTTTATGCGTAACGCAGACTGGAAAGCACCAACTGGAGTTAAAGGTAATAAAGAAAAATACGAGGCGGCATTCGTTATGGACCCATTATTAGAAGGAACATATGGTTTACATAAAAATGTAGCAGTATTTGATTTTAAATCTTTGTACCCATCAATGATGGCCGCGAATAATATTAGTTGGGAATGTATGACTAAAGAAGATAATGCTAATCATATATATTTCCAAACACCTAAAAACCTACGAGCCTTTGATAGAGAAAAGGTATTACCTTCTGTCTCTTTTACTAAAGAACCTTTAGGGGTACTACCTCAAACTGTTATTAAATTAATGGAAATGAGAGATAGTTACAAAAAGAATCTTAAGGAGGCTAAGACAGATGAAGAAAAGCGCAAATGGGATTCCGCACAATTAGCAACTAAAAGAGTAGTAAATGCTCTATATGGAGTTTTAGCATATGATGGTTTTGGTTGGGGTAATATGAAAATGGCCGCCGCTATTACTGCTTCTGCTAGATATGCTATGAGAAGTGCGGCATTTAAAGCACAAGAGTTAGGCTATAAAGTAATTTATGGTCATACGGATTCAATATTTGTATTAGTAGATAATCCAGAAGAGAGTCAAAAACTATGTAGTCAGTTAAATACACATCTAAAAAATAATATATTTAATGATTATGTAACATTAGAGTTTGAAAAATTTGCTAAATCATTCTTCCTATCACAAAAGAAGAATAGATATTGTGGGTATTTATCATGGAAAGATGGAAAATATTTAGAAGAAGATAAATTCTTTATGATGGGATTTGAGGCAAAGAAAAGTAATGAAACACAATTCGCAAAAAATTTACAATTAACAGTATTAGAAATGGTAGCACAAAATATAAATGAAACAAATATAACTAAATATTGTAAGACCGCCTATAATGAAATGAAAGATGGAAAGGTAGATATTAATTTGATAGCAAAGCGTAGTCGATTAAGGACTCCGCTACATAAATACAAAGCAATATCTGGAGGAGTAGCCGGAGTTATGGTATACAATAATGAGATTGGAACAATTAATCTTGGGGATAGTTATTTCTATTATAGATGTAACAACAGCAAGGTTAAAAAAGCGCGAACTTTTATGGTTAAAGAACGAACAAGACCTGTGGACTATATCGCCTACAAAAAGGTTGATGAGGTTATTGACGACTATCCTCCAGATTGGGAGTCATTGGCCGAGTCCGAAGTAGTAAAGAAAGTAACTTTAATTTATGAAAGTTTAGGATGGGATTTACAGAATATCTCAATGCGAGGAATTCAATCTCATATAGAAGATTGGTGGTAAAATGAGTAAGACAAAGACATATAGAAAAAGTATTATGAAGGCCGTTGAAGCCTTAAAGAAAGCCGAGCAAACAGTTATTGCTCGACAAGAAACGTTAGATAATCTCCTTGCACAAGAAGGAGAATTATGGGATAAAACAGGCGAATGCCAGATATGCGGTTCAGAAGGATATACTGAATGGCATCACATTATCTCGCAACATAGATGTAAAGAAGAAGGATTACATCATTACATTAAACTTAGAGGTAATGTAATTGAATTATGCAAAACATGCCATGATTTAACTACTGCTTCTATGATTAGAAAGAAGTTAGATGCTAGAGAAGTAGCAGAAGATAATGCCTCCTTAGAACCTACTGAAAAACAAATTAAGTATATTAAGAAACTAGGTGGAGAAGTTCCGCTTGGCTTAACTCGTAGGGAGGCAAGTCATTTAATTGACGAACTAAAAAAAGAGAACGCGTTACAGCGAGTAAAAGAAATGACGGAAGTACGATACTAAGACTTCCACAACCAAATTATAAGAAGGAATTTAGAATGAGAACAGAAAATGGAATATATACATACAATTGGAACCCGTATGATGAAGACGGACCAATACTTAAGATAACAAAATCATCACTAGGCTCTTTTGGTTTTTGTAGATTAAATTATAAGTATTCTTATATTGATAATGTAAAGCAAAAAACATCAGATGCTATGTTAAAAGGAACTATTATTCACGATGCGCGTGAAAAGTTTTGGGATGATATGGATATTAAGAAGGCTGAATCACTCATAGAGAGTCCAATGGAAGTAGTAAATTATTTCCGTAGTCTTTATGGTGAAGCGAAAGATGATTCCTATGAACAAATATATACGGCTATGGCCGCATATGATGTTGAAAGATTAATGGAATCTATTGAAGAAAATGCTCTAGGTAATTATATACCTGTGGGTAATGAACTTATGTTAGATGGTAGATATACTACTGATGACGGAGTAACTGTTCATTTACAGGGTATTATAGATAGAATGTTTTTAGAAGACGGAGGATATTTACCGTTTGAATTAAAGACAGGAGCGTGGAAAGATTCAAAGAAAACTATGATGAGAAAGGAAATGGCTTTCTATAAATTATTATATGAATGTGCAGATGATGAACAAAAGACAAAGGTTGGATTAGACCCTGATATTAACATAACACATTGGGGTTGGTTTTATCCAGCGTCAAATTATGTTTATGGTGAAAAGGTATCTAAGAGAACCACAACATCTGTACTAAAGTCAATTGATAAGTTGATTAGTCATTATAAAAATAATGACTTTCCGGCTGATTTCTTTATTAAGAAATGTGTACACTGTGGACACTATGACCACTGTGAAGCAGTAGGTGGAGGTAATTCATATGACTTCTGGTGATAAAGTAGAACAATATATAATGGGTAAAATTTCAGATAAGAAATGGGCAGTTAGAGATATAATTAATTTAGAACAAACTGCTAAAGTAGTTGCTGATGAAACATTTGATGAATTAGGTTTTGAAGATGTTTTTCTATTTTTAGATGAATCAGCACAACAATTTATTAAAGAACAATTCTTAACTAAGGCATCTAAATTTGTTAGAACTACTATGGCTGTATTCTTAGAGGATGCAGAAGTTGATATTAGTTCTTCAATGAGATATTCACCTGAAGCCTTAGTTAAAACAGAAGAAGTAATTGAAGAAGTAATTGAAGAAGAAGAAGAAATTCCAGCAATAACTTCTCTTAAAGATAGAATTAGAGCAGATGCTAAGTTATTAACAGGTGATGAAATGAGACAACAGGGGATGATTGATTGAGATTTCCGAGGGAAATGTGGGCAGGTAGTCATATAAAAGGAGCAATAAATCCATCAAGGATAGTAGTAGAGAATAAAGAAGAATATAATAATTTTGTTAGAACATATAATGGGAAAATGAATGTATATACTTCTGTATATGACTTTCGAGATTTTTCCCATAATAGAGGTTTAGAAAACTCGATAATACTTGACCGTATATTTCTAGACTTCGACGCACATGGCGGAGAATTAGATGAAGCATTTAATGCTTTTATAAGAGTACACAAATGGTTACACTCTAAAGATTATAAACATTCTATGGCTTTCAGTGGTAGAGGATTTTACATATTTGTATACGGAGAAGTAGCAGATAATATTAGACAGATTAAATCTTTTTTTGATATATGTGTAGATATAGCACAATCCGATACCTTAGACGCTTCTGTAATTAATACGGCTAGACTAAGAAGAGTATTAAATACATGGAATATGTTAGGGCGTAAATATTGTATTCCTCTTACTTATGAATACAATTATGAACTATCGTACATTTTGAAACTGGCTGAATCTAAAAGACATATATGTTCTAGTGATTTTTATATAGGTAATAAATTAGTTCAATGGCCGGAAGTAAAAGAGTTTGAAGCATTACCAATAGAAATTGATAGTGTAGAATCTCCCGGCGAACTACCTATTTTACCTTGTTTAAAAAATGCAGTAATGGTAGAAAATCCAAACCATAGAGCAAGAGTTTTATTGGCTCAATGGTATAATGAATTTGTATCAGAATTGGCTATGATTGAATCAGGTCAAACAGGTTCACCTAGAAACTTAAGAGGTAACGCATTAAGAACTATTAAACAAACAATCGCTAAAGAAATATCTACAATAGCAGATAATGATGATGTATGGATTGATTACAATGAACAAGAAACAATGAAACATATTTCATTTATAGTAGATAAAAGATATATGTCTGCTTCATGCAATACATTAATCAATGAAGGATTCTGTGTAGGTAAATGTTGGAGGTATGGTGAATGATTATTATAGATAGTAGAGAAAATTCTTTGTTAGCAAAAACGATAATAGAGTTATGTGAAAAACAAAGAGTACAGTATTCTAAAGAGTGGTTAGAAATTGGCGACTATGTAATGTCCGCTAATAAAAGCGTAGCAATAGAAGCCAAAAGTTCTGCTGATTTTTTAGCATCTATTAGAAATAAAAGAATTTTTACACAAGCATCTAATATGGTAGATAACTATGATATATCAATTATATTAATTTATGATGATATAAACTCAGCAATTAATTATTTAAATAGAAAAGAAAATAAAAAATATGATTCAATAGCATGGAAGAATAAATTAAAAACAATGTTCGTTGGAGCAATAGGAGCATTACAAGTTCAAACAAATGTTAAGGTCTTATGGGTTCCTGATTTAACTTCGGCGGCCCATTGTGTATTAGCAACACATTCACACTTAGATGGAAGTTTTCAATTGAAAAAACAATTACCTAAAAGAACTAGAACAGACGATTTAAGAATAGATATGCTAACACAAATTAAAGGAGTATCTCCAACAAAAGCAAAAGCATTATTAAAAATACATGGTAGTATAGCAGAAATATCACAACTAAAAATAGAACAAATAACTAAAATAGAAGGCATAGGTAAAATCCTAGCCAACAGAATATTAAAAACATTAAATGAAGAAAAGGAGGTAAGAGAATAATGGGACAAGACTATGATATAGACGCATGGGAAATTTACGACAAATTAGATGCAATCAGAAAAGATGAAGTCTATACTACATTAAGAAGTGAATCAGTAACCTTACCCGATGATGTAAAACGTTGGGTAGATGTAGTGGGTCAATATTCATTACATAATGAATATCCAGCCACTATGGGTTATTTTGTAACAATTGGGCAGATTCTAAAAGATTCCGTTAGAATCCCAATAGGGCGATTAGCCCTTGACCCAAGAATCCACTTTTGTTGGATTCAATCAGCAAGGTCAGGAAAAACAACTATGTTTGATTTTCTTATGCCTGTATGGAATAGATTATTTGAATTAACAAATACTCACCCTACTAGATTACGGGAGCCGAGACTACCTCTAAGGGGTGTTAAAGAGTTTAATTTACAAAACCCAGAT